AACACGCTGCGGCACGACGCAAAGAAAAGCACGGTGACTGCCACCGTCAACCTCTCGGCCGCCACCACCATCGCTGCCGGTGATGCGGTCGCGAGCGTGCAGGGCAACCCCGTTGCGCGGTTCGTGAACGTCCAGCCCATGCTCAACCCGGGCGCGGCACCCGCGAACGTAAGCGTGCTGTTCGAGTCCGAGGAAGTCGGCCCCGTCGTCGCGAACGCGACCACGCTCAACGTGATCGAGACATTCATCGCAGGCTGGAACTCGATCACCAACGCCGAGGACGCAGCGCTCGGGTCCTTCGTCGAGACTGATGCCGCGTACCGCATTCGGCGCCTCAGTGAACTGGCGGCTGCGGGCGGCGGCACAGTGAACGGCATTCGCGCGGACCTGTCGCGCTTGCCTGACGTGGTGGCCGTCGCGGTACTCGAGAACGTGACGGATGTCACGACCGCAGATGGTCTGCCGCCGCACTCGATCGAAGCGATCGTGCGCGGTGGTGATGCGCAGGCCATCGGCGAGAGCATCGCTACCAACAAGGTCGGCGGCATCCAGACGCACGGCACCGAGCCACCAGTCGAGGTGGTCGACGAGCAGGGCGAGACGTACGAGATCTATTTCAGCCGCCCCGATGAGGTCACAGTGTTCGTCGCGATCGAAGTGGTGACGAGCGCCGACTACGTGGGCGACGAGGCGCTCGCTCTCGCGCTTCAAGCAGCCACGACCAACAAGCTCGACCCTGCGTATCTCGACGTCGGCACTGACGTCTACTCTGGCCAGATGGTGCGCGTCGCGCTTCGGGTGACAGGCGTGCTCAACGCGAGCGTGGGACTGTCGCTCACTGCGATCACCGATCCCGATGCGGGAGAGCCGTCGATCCCGATCGCGAGCCGCGAGCTGGGTGTCGTACTGCCGGCCAACATCGCTGTCACGGAGGTCTCGTCGTGAACCTCATCCTGACGCACGAGCCGGATGCAGTCGCGCTGCTGACCGATCGCTACCGCCAGCCCAGGATCTCAGCCCTGCTCGCTGCGTGGACCGCCGAGGTGCAGGCGCTCGAGCTGGCTTACTGGGACTTGCTGACCAAGCGCTCGCCCGCCACTGCCGAGGGTGCTGTGCTTGACCTGCTCGGCAAGATCGTCGGGCAGCCGCGCGAGGGGCGCACTGACGAGCAGTATCGGGTGTGGATCTCTGCGCGCGTCCTCGTCAATCAGAGCTCGGGGCTGTCGCGGCAACTCATCGCGCTCGCTGCGAAGCTCTGTCAGGTGCCGATCCGCATCGAGGACCACTACCCCGCAGCGTTCACGATCCACGCGATGGGGCCGGTTCTGGGCGCTGACGGCGTCGAGATTGCGCAGCTCATCGTCGAGGCCAAGGCGGCCGGCGTTCAAGCGTTCTTTCACTGGTACGACTCGACCACGTCGTTCCGGTTCTCGGTCAGCGGCGACTCGGTCTATGACAGCCCGCGCGGCTTCAACCGCGGGCCGCTCTCTGCGATCAGCGACGGTCGCGACATGGAGTACAACACAGAACCGCACCATGTTGCCCCCGCCGGCAGCATCTTGGTGGTGCTCTAATGGAACTCAAGCTCGACCAATGGGCGACGACTCCGCCGGTCGGCTATCCAGGCACGGTCTCGCCGCCGCCAGGGAAGCGATCCGCGGGCTTCACGAACGGCGAGGAGCCTCCGGCCGGCTATTTCAACCATGCCTGGGACGCGCTCGCCGACACGCAGAACGAGCTCGCGAATCTGATCACGGGTGCGGGCCTGACGCGCAGCGAGTCAGACCTGACGCAGGTGCTCGCTGCGATCAAGCGGCTGAGCATCGTCAGGACCGAGCTTGCGGGCATCACGCAATGGGTCGACCTCGACACCACCGGCGCCGGCAAGGGCGGCAATGCGATTGCAGCGTCGTCGCATGAGGATGCTGTCGTTGTCGGGGCGAGCGGCGCAATCCGTTGGCACGACGGGGAAACGACATGGAAGAGTCGGTCGGCCACTGCGAGCTTCACCGGCGCATTGTTTGATGTCTGCTGGTCGTCAGCGTTCGATCGATTCGTTGCGGTGGGTAGCTCGGGCGAGATTCAGGACTCACCGACTGGCGACGTATGGACTCGACGGAACACGGGCGGCGCGGATTGGTTCGCTTGCGCAGCGGGTGCTGCTGCGGTCGTGGCCGTGGGCATGAACGGAATCATGAACACCACCAACGGAACGAGTTGGATTGCCCGCACGAGCGCTTTCCCAGGCAGCGTGTACATCAGTGCTGGAGTCGCGTACTCGCCGAGCCTAAACAGGTTCTGCGTGGTGGGGCTTGATAGCGGCACTTACGAGACCAAGATTCAGTGCAGCAACGACGCCGGTGCGACATGGGTCGCTGCGACGGCCCCGCTACCTGCCAGCGAAGGGATCATATGGAGTGCCGACCACGGCTTGTTTTTTGCGTGGAACGATAACGAGGTTTTCAAGTCGCCGGACGGCATGGTGTGGAATGCAGCGACGGGTCCCGTGCTGTTCGCCACCTTTGGCGGTATTCAAAGCGTCGTCGCTCTGCCCGCGCACCTAGTTCTATTCGGCGAGCGCTGGCCACAGCATGCGAAGCTGTACCGTGTCGAGGAGCTCGACGGCACACCGGGGACCGTCGTTGAGCAAAGCATCTTTCGTCCGGGCGGCGACGGATTCACTGGAGCGCTGTCCCGAGTGATTCGCATTCGCCCCGACGCGGGCAACGCATTCGCGGGTCGGTTGTTGGGAGTGATGACCCAGCGCATCAGCGCCTCGCACTACCTCGGGTGATGACCATGGCCGAACTCTGCGACCAAAGCACATGACGCTCTACTACATAGATCCGGAACTCGGGACGGTGCCGCTCAAGTCGCGCACCATCTCGGGCGAGCACATCGGCGCTCACGACACCACCGCGCTGCCCGGCACGGTCGAGGTCGACATCGGTCAAAGCAGGGGGTTCCTCGCGACGCTCGCCGGCGCGGTCGCAGTCGACGTCATGAGGGTTGCGCTGCAGGCAAGTGCCAACGTCATCGGCAAGCTCGCAGCGAATGCTGGCGTGAACATCGGCTCGGTCGAGTTCGTCGGCCCGGCGACTGGCACCGTCACCGCCGTGGCATCGAGCGCGACTGTTGTCACGTTGCTCGCTGCGAATACAGCGCGCGTCGGTGCGCTCGTCGTGAACAGCAGCACAGCGACGCTGTACCTCAAGCTCGGGTCAGCCGCGTCACTCACCAGCTGGTCGGTGCAGCTCGACCCAGGTGCGTACTGGGAGATGCCGCGACGGTACTACACGGGGATCATCACCGGCATCTGGTCGGCGGTGAACGGCGACGCGAAGGTGACCGAGACGTGAGGGTGAGGATATGACTGCACAAGCGAAACACATCGTGCTTGTCGGGCCGCCACCCGAACAGCAGCAAGGCGTGTGATTGCATGCCTCTATCCCGCCCAGTCATCAGCAGGGTCGCGCCGCTCAATGTCGGAGGCGCCGCGAACGCGGGCGCTGGGTTCCTGGCGAGCGCCTTCGACCACCGGCATCCGCTGACTGAGACGTCAGGCCCGACTGACCTCAGCCTCGGCGATATTATTGCGAACGAAACCATCAGGCGCGTCGGAGGCAATCTGGTAGGGCGAACGCTCCTGGGTAACAGTTCAGGCGGCAACAGCACGACCACTGCCACGACCCCATCTGACGTCAACGCGGGTCTGAACTTTGCTATCAACAATACCGGTACCCATTACGCGCTCTGGGTCCTCGGATACAACACGCTAGGCGTCGGCGTGGGGTTGATGCTGGGGGTCAACTACTCGGGCACGTTGTCAGGCAACTTCCGCGCCTCCGTGTTCATGGCCTCGGCCGCGGCAGCAATGTACAACGCAAGCACCGAGACGCTCGACGCCTTGCTTGGGCAGGCTACGGTCGGCCCGGGCGGCGGCGCCGGCGCCGATCGTGTTGCACTGGTGTTCGCCCGATTGCCTGTGACAGGACCCGGTACGCTTGCGCTTCGCTACGCGTCGGGTGTCGCAGCGAGTCAAGTCATGGTGACGCGATCGTCGTTCGGCATCTTGCTGCAGCAGTGACGTTGAACCAACCCACTAGGTGGAGCTCTGCGATGCGTATTCACATCCCTCTCATTGTGGCGTGCGCGGCTCTGGCTGGCTGCGCGCATACCACCCAAACGGCTCGGCCACACAGCACCCCGCGGCCAGCGCCGCACTCGGGCATCTTGTGGACCGACGACATTCAGAACAGCTGCGGCGAGGCTCCTTATGGCTTCAGTCAGATCCAGCTCGAGCGGCCCATCGGCCAGGCGGTCGGCGGCAACGACGAGGTGGACTTGTATAAGGTCCAAGACCCGCTCGGGGGCCCCGGCTTCGCGCTCAAGCACGTCGCCACCTTCGACAACAACGGCGGCTCGCGCTCCCAGGCGGGTATCTACAGCTTCGCCAACGCCACGTTTGACGAGCTGGTCCGAAGCCCCACCGGCGTCTACATCGCGGCCGAGTGGTACTTCCCCGAAGTCATCACCGCCCACAGCAACAACGACTCTAACCCCTGGGTGAACCTCTGGGACTTTCATTCCGTGGGCGCTGGCGAGCGCTGGCACACGCAGCCCGGCTTGATGCTCGCCGAGGATGGCAGCATGCGCGTCAAGTGGAGCTGGACCGCGGTCAACTCCGAGACCCCCTGGAGCGATGTCGCGCTGCCCGTGGGCGAGTGGTTCGACATCGAGATGCACTATGTCTGGGGCTCCGAGAGCACCGGCTGCGCGGGCGGCACCACCGTCACGCTCTGGGTCAACGGACAAAAGACCCTCGAGCAGCGCGGCGTCACGACTCGCGGCAACGGTCATGACTCGGTCGAGACCTACATGAAGTTTTATGGCTCAGCCAACAACGGTTCGGACTGGACCCCCAAGCCCTCGGTCAAGTACATGCGCAACGTCCGCATGTCGGCAACGCGCATCTGGCGCTAGCTCGTCATCAAGCGCGGTTCCCCCTTCTTGGCCTCGAGCGCGTCAGCATAGTCGCGAAACTGCTCGGCAGCCTCAAGGTACCCTTCCGACTGCAGGCGCGCGGCCGCAATGCGAAGGGCCTGGATGTGTTCTTGGTCGCGCGCGACCACCACTCTCTTGAGAAGTCCCCAGATGACGAGCGCCGACAGACTCAACGTAACTGTGCACAGCACGAGGACCACCACGAACGCGAACGTCTTCATGCCCTGAGCCTTTCTAGATCAAGTCAGCAGCAGCGGGTCGTCGAACGCGATGCCGCTAGTGCTTGAGCTTGCCGGTCGGGCCGAGCTTTCCGGGGCTGCCGATAGGCTGGTGCTCGATCTCCACTCCCTGCGCCTTCAGAGCCTTCTCCGCCTGGTCGAACAGCCCGGAGAACACTGCTGCAATCTCACCAGCGATGTCTCGAACGTCGGCGATGTAACCGAGCGTCGCGTCAGCGAGTGCCCTGGACTCCGGCGTCTTGCTGTTGATCCTGAGCCGCAGCTCTCCGGTGAGGACGTCAGGTTGCAGGCCGCCCCAGTTCGGCAGCGAGATCGTCCACGACGAGGACTCTCGAGAGGACAGGATGACTACGCCGCCCGCCCCGGCTGCGCGCATCTGCTCGTCGAGGTCGCGGCCGAGTGCGCGCAGTCGGCGCTGATCGTCGGTGTCGGGGTTGGGCGTGACGCCTGGCGGAGGCTTGGTGAACTGCTTGGCCACCTCTTGGCCCTCCTCGCTCTCGATCCACTTGCGCGATTCTTCGAAGTCCTGGTCGTACTTGCCGAGCGTCACGTTAGCGGCGAGTTCGCTCAGGCCGGCCTTCTGGAGATGGTCGTAGAGCGCGAGCTGCGGCGTCGCGTAGCCGTTCGGGTGATAGTCGTGGTACTTCCACGCGCGGGCGCGCTTGAGGATGGCGTCGCGCTTGGGGCTCGGTGGCGCCGCCTCAAGGTCAGCGAGTAGCAGCAGCGTCGCTTGATCGTAGTTGGTCATCGTTGCACCCGACCCGCGATGTGCAGCGCGAGCGCCGCGAGATCGACGCACAGCTTGACGGTGTGCTCGTCGAGCCGCGCACGCTCGTCGGTCCCGGTGAGCGCAGCCTCGAGCATCCCGAGCGTGTTGACCGAGTCGGACTGCACCATCGCTCGCACCTGCAGCGCGCAGAGCATCAGCTGATCGGCCGCCATCGGAAGCTCGGGTTCATGGGAGCGATCGTGCTGCTCGTGATCGTCGATGCGCCGCCGCACCGCGTCGAGCAGCTCGTCAGCCACGACCCACCCCCGCCGCGCTGCGGTCGAGCGCGAGCACCCGGTCGACCATCGCCTTCCACTGCTCCAGCAGCTCGGCGGTGACGCTCGACGGCAGTTGATCGCTGCGCGCGTCGAGCATCACGATCGGCTCGCCCTGCCCCGACGCGTATCCGTTGCCATCGATGACCCCGCGCGCGATCGGTTCGCGCTGCGGCCGCCACCTGCTGAGCTCGATGGAGCACACCGGCCCCATCACCACGAATCGGCTGTGATCGGTGCGCACCTCGAAGCGCGCGCGGTGTTGCCCGATGCTGTGCCACTCATCGCCCATCGCAGATCCCCTTTCGCGTGAACAACGGTCTGAGGCGCGACGGTAAGCAGGCACTCGGTGCAACCGCAAGTTATGCAGAGCAGATCGCGCAACGCATGGCCAATACGGGCGTCGCGCACGGACCGAATCGCGAACGAGTAGCTAGCGCCGGCCGGGTGCGGCGGTCAGTCGGGGGCACATCTCGCAACCCAGCAACCCGCGCGCGCACCGACCGACAACCCGGCCATGCACTGGTTTCACCTCGGCCCGGGTCACTGTGTACTCGAACTCGACTACCGCGCCTCAAACGAGGTCGGAAAAGGTGAAGTGCCCGCCGGTGGCGACCTCGAGCTGCACATCTACTGGGACGGTGGCGAGCCCACCAGGGCAGTATGGCTGTGGGCGGCAACGAGGCAGATGGTGGGGTGGGTCCACGTGGGGCAGGCGTGAGCGGGTGTCTGGCGTCTTTGCGTGTCTGCTCGGCCAGGCTCAAGCTTTGGCTCTTTGAGTCGATCGGGTGGGCTGATGAGGAACGCACTCAGCCTGAGCGCCTGCATGGCCTTGGCGGCCTGTACTGCTGCGGCCGAGCCTGGGCCAGTCGCCGTCAACATGGCTGAGGTCGAGCCCGTCGCCGAGTGCGCAGCAGCCAGTGTTCCGAGCGCCCATCGTGCCGCCATCCGCCTCAAGCGTGCCGATGGCAGCTTCCTCTGCTCGGCAGTGCTGTTCACGTCGCAGCGGATCGCAACGGCCGGGCATTGCGTGAAAAGCGTCTCGCAAGTAATCGCCGAGATCGACGATCAGAACTACTTGGCGGAAGTGGTGTGGGTTGGCGGCCCGGGCGGCGAGGATGTTGCGGTGCTTGAGCTTTCCGCGCCGCTGACATCAGCGGCGCCAGCAGCAGTGGCTTCGCATTCAGCCGAGCCGATCGAGCCGCTGACAATCGTTGGATACGGCTGCAGCGGCGGTCGAGTGCAACTGGAGCGGCCTACGCATCGGCGTTGGAGCGAGTGGGCAGAGACAACTGAGTATCAGTGTGCGGGGTGCACGTGCTCGGGGGACTCAGGCTCGCCTGTGTTCAACGCCGCCGGCGAGCTCGTGGGGATCAACTGGGCAGCTGGCGAGCCGCAGCTCACCGACGCCGGTTTGCTGCTGAACTAGTTTCGGTAGGCGACTTGAGCGGGGTGCTAGGGCTTGGCTTCCTGCTGCCGCGCCAGTGTTTCGGCGGCGATGACCTCGGACCACGGGCGGCCATCGTTGCGCACGTGCACGACTCGCACCTCGCCGGGCGTGTGGATGTCTGGCACGGGCCCGCTGGTCTCTACAGCGACCGCGTAGAGCCGTCTGCCTTGGGCGGTCAGCGCGTCGGCGAGCTCGGACAGCGCGCGGAACACCCGCGGGTCGCTGGCATCGGCGGCCGTTCGTAGCGTGGCGATGGCCGCAGCGTGGCCAGCGACCGTTCTGAGCGCGGCGACAGCCATAGCGTGGCCAGCGAGGGCATCGGCTTCAGTCGCGTAGCGACCGACCACCTCGACGCCGATGGCGACTCCCTGGCTCAACCATGGGGGTGGAGGGGCCCCTTGACCAGTTTCAGCTTGCGCGCGCTCGAAGCAGCAAGTCTCGAAGATGAGCGGCCTGTCTTGGTCGTCGCGCTGCGTGTAGGCGCCGACCCAGACGGTAGAAACGCCGACCGATCTAAGCTCGTCGAAGGCGACCCGCCTGTACGCGGGGTCGGCCTTCAGGCGTTCGTATTCGGCGTCGGAGATGGGCAGCCCCTGGCGGTCGTACTGGAAGGCCTCGTCGCTCATGTGCGCGCTCCGCGAAACTCGGCGACGACCTCGGCGTGCCCGGCGATGGCATCGGTCTCGGTGGCATAGCGGCGGCAGAACACCTCCTCGACCTCGGCGCCAAACGCCGCGGTCTGGAAGATCAGCGGCGGGGAGCTCGGGTCCAAGCACGGTGCCGGCACACCCGTCCAGACGGTGCTCACCGTCACGCCGTGGATGACGTCACGAGCGACGAGGCAGTACGCTTCGTCGTAGAGCAGTCGATCGTGGGTCGCGATGTCGATGGGCTGACCCCGGCGGTCAAAGGACCTGAGCGCTGCGCCTGCCATGGGCGCGAGCCATAGCACGCGGCCCCGTCACGTCATAGTGCCGTCAGGCGCACACTCATACTCGACTACAAGCGTGTTGCTTTTTGCTTGTATCGCGCCCCCGCAACAAGCAAAAAGCAACGCAGTTTCCCGCTTGTTTCCGGGGGTAGCGACGTTGCTCAGTTCGTTGAGATCTAGCTCGAAGCGCACTCGGAAAGTGGCCGAGTGCGCTTCGGGCAGATGACACACGACAGGGCCGCTCAGCAGCCCCCGGAGCGCTTCCCGGACCTCGACGGGCTCACGCAGCACCGCTTCGGGAAGGGCCGCCAGGAAGTCGCGCAGCCTGACCACCGAGGGGATTGTCGGGACCGACCGGGCGACAGACTCGAGTCGAGCGATGGTCGCGCGCTGCAGGTCGGCGTGGTCCTCTTTTTCCTTGATCTTCGCAGCAGTGCTCGGCGAGTCGTTCCCGTCCGCGATGAAGTCGAGCAGCCGCCCGATCTGGGTCTGGGTCACGGTCAGCGCAGCGCGGCGGCGCTCGAGCTCAGCGCGCACCTCGCGACTCTGCGACCCGACTTGCTCAGCCCATTCAGCGCGCAGCGCGTCGAGCACCTTGCTCTCGCTGGCAGCGTCGCGGATCTTCGCGAGCAGCGACGTGCGAATGGCCGGCTCAGGGATGCTGCGAGCGCTGGTGCAGCCCCGGCCGGTGCGGTGCGCTGAGCAGAAGTAGTATCGCTTACCCGTCCCGGTGATGGTGAGCTGCGCGCCGCACGCGCCGCACACGAGCAGTCCTGAGAGTGGGAAGGTGCTGACTTTGCGGGGTCCCTGCTTGTACTGCTTTGCGACAGCGCCGATGCGCGCCTGCGTCTCGTGCCAGGTCACGGCGTCGATGATGCGCAGCTCGGGACGCTCTTGCTTGCGCCACTCTGAGCGCGGCCGCTCGACGTAGCTGCGCTTCCCGGTCTCCGAGTTGCGCACCCACTGGCGGCGGTTGTAGATGACGACGCCGGCATAGATGTCGTTGCGCAGCATCGCGCGCACGGTCAGGTTCGACCACTGACCCTTGCGAGGCGCGAGCAGACCTTCGTGGTTGAGCTGCTGCGCGATCGCGCGAATCGAATGCCCGCCGTTGTATCGCTCGAAGATCTTCCGCACGACGTCAGCCTCGAGCTCGTCGACTTCCATTCGCGCGCGACCGTCTGGCTGCGCGGCATTGCGATAGCCGAATGTCTTGCCGCCGGTCGACATGCCCGACTCGAACAGCCCGTGCATGCCGCGTCGAGTGCGGTCGCGCAGCTCGTCGAGATAGTTCTCAGCCATCGCCGACTTGATCGCACCGAGCAGCTTTGAACCTTGCTGCCCGGTGTCGATCCCGTCGTTGATTGCGAGCAGCCGTGCGCCCCAGCTGCTGAACTGCTTGAGCGCTGCTGCGTTGTTGGCCATGTCGCGACCGATGCGCGACAGATCTTCGGTGACGATGACATCGACGCGACGCGACCGCACCGCTTCGTGCAGCGCTTGAAACCCCGGCCGAATGGTCGAGGTGCCCGAGATGCCCGCGTCAGCGAAGATCAACTCGTCGGAGAGCGCCCCGCCCCTGCGTTCGACGTGCTCGCGACAGACACGCAGCTGATCCTCGATGCTTCGAGGGTTCTGCTTGTCTGTTGAGAATCGAGCGTAAACTGCTACTCGCTGTCCTTCGAGGTCTCGCACTGCTGTTGGTCCCTTTCCCATTGCTCGTACAACTTCCAAAGCACGCGCACGAAGCGCTTTACGGGCGGCGACATTGGGGGTGGTGGTCCCCCAACCTTGTCGACGGTGTCAAGTGCGTCGAGTCGCTTTGCGGCAAGTGCTTGTTGTCCCATCGCTGAATCCCCGTTCAGGACTGCGGATTGACTGCGACTGCCGAATCGACTCGGGCTCGGTGCGGCGGACTTCGCACCACACCAGCATCGTGCAGATGAGCGACCGGATGAGTTCGCGCGTGCTGATCTCGCGGTCGACCGCTGCGTACTGCAACTCGCGCCACTCCGAGGGCGTCAGGCCGAGCTCGCTGCGCAGCTGGTCGAGGGTCATGGGCCGACCTCGCGCAGTGCTGCGTCGCGCGCGCGGTTCAACCGCACCATGCGCTCGTTATCCCCGGCGAGATCGGGGTGGGCGTCGCGCACCATCGCGCGATAGAGCATCTCGAGCTGTGCACGGTTCACCACCGTGTCGCGCGACAAGCAGAACACTTCGCGCCAGTCGGGTGCACCGTTGTCATTGACCCCCGCGTTCGCAGGAAGCGCTGCGAACCCCGTGAACGCACGCTCAAGCAGCTGCGTCGCACCCGAGCGGTCGATTGCTCGCAGCGCGTCGATGGTCAGCCCCACGGCGCGAAGGTTGTCGCGGACAGTGCGCCAGCAATCGCACGCCATCACGCGGGGCTGGTTGTCCTGCGACCAGTAGACTGCAATGCCTGGATCGCGCGGCTCGCCCTGGTTCGCGTACGGCAACCCGTCCCGACGCAGCGCGATGTCGCTCGAGATCACCACGTCGACCCCACCGATCAGACGCACCGAGCGCAGCAGCTCGTCGCGAGCTCGAGCGAACGAGACTTGATAGATCGACGCGCGTCGGTCGTCGCGGTGGGTGCGCGTCCACCCGACCGGCCAGCGCAGTGGGTACGCGTCGATGGTGCTCATCGCCGCCGCTCCTTGCGGTGGGCGTCGGCTTGAGGGCAGGTGACGAAATGCGACACCCACGGTCCGCTGCCAGCTCGGCCGACGATCGCGGCGAGGTGCGTGCCGTAGTCGACGAGCTGGATGTTGCCGGCGCCCTCGCGCGGCTCGACGTCGATGGGGATGTTGTGGCCCGACTCGGTCTTGGCCCAGCGGATCGGGCGGTTGCAGGTGCGGCAGGTGCTCACTTCGCACCGTCCTTCAGCGCGCGGATACCCATCGCGATCAACCTCGACAGTGCGCCGGCTCCGTACTCATCCGCGTAACGCGCCGCGTCTTCCAACGCCTCGCGGCGCACGGTGTACAGCAGGTCTAGGAGCGCAAGGTGTTTGCCTGGCTGGTTGCCCCACACGGCGACGAATCGCGAAGCTCGGTCCGCGAGGGTGTTTTGGTCTGTGACTTTCACGGCTTCGCCTCCGGGTAGGCGAGGGCGGTCTTGGTTGCGCTCGCCAGGTCCGCTTCAACCATCAGCGGGGCGTAGTCCGCCACGTAGCCCGCCAGCACCTTCGCCACGCGGCGGGCTTCGTCGCGCCCGCGCATCAGGTAGACGTTCTCTTCGTCCATGTTCTCGATCTCGCCCTTCAGATCGTTCACGCGCTGAGCCAGGGTGTCGCGCTCGCGCTGGAGGCGAGCAATCGTCGCCCCGAGGCGGATCGCGGGATCGTTCAAACCTGCCTCTGCCAACTCCTCATCGCTGAACGACTCAGCCATGCTCGCCCCCTTCGTACTCGTCGAGGATACGCATCAACTGCTTCCCGCAAGGGGGCGCGTCGTACCACCACGCTCGCACGTCGCTCACCAGCTCCGCGAGCCGCGCCTCCGCCTTCCTCAGCGCAGTTTGGTGGCTCGCCGAAGCCTGAGCCGCGACGCGCAGGCATCGGTCCGCCTCGTCCCGATCCGCCTCCGCCTTCTCGGCGCGCTCCTTGAAGCCAAGGGCGACGGCAGCGCCCGCTTCGTACTGGCGCTTCGCTCGCTCCCATGGCTCGACGATCCCTTTCAGGGCCTGGTGTTGCTTGTCGGCCAGCGCCTCGGCCTTCTCGACGACGTCCATGAACCTTTGCAAGGCGGCGGCTAGCGCGCGCTCATCATTGCCGTTGTCGGCGTGCTCGAACCGAGCGTACAGCTCGCGAGCCATGGCGAGCGCATCTTCACTGGGCTCGCTCACGGCTCACCTCGCGCCGGCTCAGCCGCGACCTTGCTTGCGTCGCAGTAGTAATGACCACTCTCGGCGCACTCGCGTGCTCCCCGATCGATCGTGCAGTTGATGCACCCGTACTCGCGCTCGAGCCGGGCGTGCAGCTCGGCAGCCGATGACGGCAGCGCGAGCGCAGCAGTCATCGCGTCGAGCATGCACGTCATGGGCGAGCGACACTTCGCGCCGTAAGTTGCGCTCTCGCCGTACCACGACCAGCAGTTGGGACGCGCGCACTGCACTCGCGCGCCAGTCGAGTGCACGTACGCTGCTGGCATATGCGCAGCGTTCTGATCGACCGACCAGCCATCGGGCAACGCAAGGTCACCGACGAGCGCGTTGTCGACAACATAGATGCTCTCGCACTCAACGCACTCGAGCGCCTGGCGGACGTCAATATTCGACACGCGCACCGAGCGTCGGCGCTGCTCGCACGTGACTGCGCAGACCGGACACCGCGCGCGGTGGTACCTGCTGTCGATGGTGCTGCTGATGCTGCGCTCGTTCATGGTGTCGTTTCTCCATTGGGTTGTTGTGGCGGCGGCTGGCGGGCTTGCCACTCCGCGAACTCTCGATCCTGCTCAGCAGCGCGCAGCTCTTGTCGGCGCAGCAGCTCGCACACGGTCATGTCGCCGATCTCGGGCTGCAGCGCGTACAGCAGCCGGCCGGTTGCCTCGGCGTCGCCCAGCGAGCGGTGCGCGGCCGCGAGCGGGATGCCTCGCCTGGCGCACACGGCTGCGAGCTTGTGCCGACCAGCGCCGCGCACGAAGCGGTCGAGGTGGCGCACCACGACGAGCGGGTCGAGCCACGGCA